TCCGATCTCTGCTGCTGCGCCATCTGTTGTCTCGCGGCCCGCTCCTGCTGCTGCTGATAAGCGGAGTACAGCCCCGCCGCCGCGTCCTGCACGCGCTGGGACTGCGCCTGCGCCACGGCCTGGTTAGCCTGTGTCGCTGCCTGCTGTCCTCTTACGGTGGCGGCGTAAAGGTTCTGTGCCGCGTCGGCCAGTTTCTTCTGTCCCGCCTGCGCCACGGCTTGATCTGCCTGCACGGCTTTCTGCGTGCCCTGCACGGTGGCGTTGAACAGATCTCTCACCGCACGCGCCGCGCGGGAAGTCGGTGCGGAATCCGTTGAAGAGGAGGGCTGTGTGCTCTCCTCTTCGTCCTTCTTCTTTTTATTCCAAAATGCCATGTCCTTTTACCTCCGGATCACTGCGGCACTCCGCCCATCATTGGCAGGTACTGCGCTCCTTCGACTCCGTTCTGCTGGGACATATCCCCCACCGGTCCTCCGCCCTGCGGCTGCGGCATCATCGGCTGCGAGAACTGCCGCTCCCAGTCGTCTATGATCCCCTGCTTTCCCGGAAGATCCAGCAGATCCAGCTCCGCTGCCAGGATTCTCCAGTTGGCCGCCGTCACCTGCGACGCAGCCAGAGCGTTCAGCGCGTCCAGCGTGGCCTTCTTGCCGCGCACCAGGGAATCGGAAGCGGTGATGGTCACATCCACCTTCGGCCAGTAGGTCCACGCCTCTCTCACCACGTTGCCGTCCAGGTCGTACACCTCCGGCATGGTCTCGCTGAAGGTGTCGGCGTTGAAGCTCATAGCCGTCGCCTCACGGTCCTTGGCCGGATCCGCTCCGATAAACAGCATGCGGTCATCGTCGAAAAACTCCAGCGCCAGCCAGTCCAGCAGCTCGTACAGTCTCTCGAAGCCGGCGTTACGGTCAGCTGTCTTCAGGCTCGCCTGCGTCTGGGCGTCGGCTCTGAGCATGGCCATGCCCGTGGCCGTGTCAATATGGGACGCTTCCTGCCCCATGTTCGTATCATAATTGCGGTTCGTGCGCTCGATCTGTCCCTTAAACCAGTCCAAGCTCACGCCGGCGGCGCTCAGTGTCTGCATTCCGCCCAGCCTCTGCACACGGCCCATCATGTTTTGCTTCAGGTGCACCACGGCGCCTGGTTCGTTGGTCAGCTCCTCGCCGTCCTCCAGCGCTCCGCTCTCCACCAGTATGATGTCGTTTGAAGTGAAGGCGTCGTTCAGCGTGGCCATGGACAGCTTGCGATCCGCCGCGTCTACGAGATCCAGTATCGGGAACAGCTCGCTCTTGTTCCAGATCTGGTTCTCGTCCTGTATCCTCCAGTAATGGACAAACGGGAACAGCTGATTCTGCTTGCAGGTCCGCTCCCAGTAATTCGGGATGTACCGCAGCTCCTTGCCGCCCGCCTGGATGGAGCACGCCACGGCGCCCGCCGGCACCGGGTTTCCGTTCTCGTCTTCCGTATCCTCCGGCTGACGGAACCAATGCTCCAGCACCTGCACCGTGTCGTCCATATCATCTATGGCCGTGGTCATATCGAATAGGCCCGTGCGCTCCACGTAGTCCTCGGCCATGATATCTTCCTGCCGGATCCCCAGCTTCTCCAGATCCCGCTTGAACACCTGGCAGAATTTCACCTTATGGATGGAATACACGTAATCCAGGTACTGCCCGTCCTGGATCGTGCCGTCCCTGATCGAAGGATCCGGGAACATGGCGTCCACCGGGATGTCCTTGATCCTGATGTCGCCCTCGTTCACGCCGCAGCGCATGGTCGAATCCCAGTACGCCTTCCAGAACGCATCGCCCAGCTTCAGCAGGCGCCGCTCGTTGCGCGTGTTCATATCCGAAAGCCGGTTGTTCTCGCAGATATACCGCACGGCGAACTCGCGCTGCTTGGCCTTCTCGCTGTCCATATCGTCGTCACGTCCATGGAACTCCGGTTCAGGTACCGACGGATCCAGCTGTGACTCCACCATGATCCACGGATCCGGCATGGTCGCGGGTATCCAGGGCACGTTGTTGTCCCGGCACCACTCCGCCGTTTCCTTCGATACCTCATGGATCCCGTTGTAGTAGTCATTGTACCGCTGCCACTCTGATTCTGTGGCGGTCCGCGCCATCTTCGCTCTGGTGAAAAGCTGGCTGACTGTCTCCTCCCGTTTCTCGCGGGAGGAGTAGTCGTATCCCTTCACGATAGGCGCGTCCTTCGTTTTCTTCTTCAGTAAAGCCATACTGTCCTCCCGCTTATGCCAGCGTGGGGTTCATCCGTCTCCACATCTGCTTCAGGTATGCGATCTCACTGGGAGAGAAGCCCAGCCGCTCGTACTCGGAGAAGTCCCCGCTCGCCGCCATGGTCGCGGCCCTCTGCTGCTGATCCGCGTAGATCATCTGCTGCAGCGTCGCCTGCTGTCCGTAGAGATTCTGCCGCGCCGACTGGTTGGCTTCATTGGTCCGCATCTGCGCGTCGTACAGCTGCTGTGCCAGCTCCTGGTTATACGCGGTCTCCTGTGCCAGCCTCGCCCGCTCGTTCTCGTTCAGTCCTTCCTCGTAGGCGTTGCCCAGCCGGAGGAGAGAGGACTCGCTCAGCCCGCCGTTGTATCCCATGGCGGCCATCTGCTGCGGCAGCACCCGGCGGTTGTTCATGTAATCCCGGTAGAGCTGGCGATTCGTGCCGGCATACTGTTCGGCCAGCGCGGCTATCTGCGCGTCCGTGGCCTCCTGCGCTCTCTGTTTCGCTTCCGCCAGGGCCGCAGCGTTCGCTGCGATCTGATCGTCATACGCCTGTTGGTAGAGATTGCCCATCTGCGTGTAGAAGTCCGGCGTCTGCCCCGGCGTCACCTTCACGGTCCCGGTCTGTTTGGATCCGTCGCTCCCGATATAAGACACGCGGCTCCCGCTACCCGATCCGCTGCTGCCGTTGCTGATGTTCGTCACCGTGTCGGTGCCCTTCTTCACCCGCTGGTTTTCCGGCAGCGTGGTCTGCGAAGCTCTCAAATCTGCGGTGGGCACATATCCGTTCGGATTGTTCTGCTGTGCCGTTGCCGCCTGCGCCAACTGCTGCGCCCCTTGATACATGCCCTGCCGCAGCGCCGTCTGCTGTGCAGTCCTCTTCGGTGCCTTCCCGCCGCTGTCGGTGGTCATGGCGTTGATGTTAGCCATTCTCCTTCTCCTCCTTCTTCTCCGGCGCGGGGTATTTTACGCACCGGGGATTCCGGCACACCCACTCCGTCGCATTTTTTCGTGTCATCTCTATCCCGCACACCGGACATGTCATATGGTTCTCCTTCCTTTCAGGGCTTCCCCTTGAGGGGAAGCTGTCAGCACAGCTGACTGATGAGGTGTCATCGTTTCGCGTAGTTGCCTACGACGTAATGCTTTGTGATCTGGAAGATCCCGAAGCCCTCGTTCACCTCGCTGTTCCTCACGATCAGCTGCAGGCGCTTGTAATTCTTCACCTTCCGGTTCAGGAAGATTTCCTGCGGCGAATCGTCCGTATTGAACGTGAAGCGCTCGAAGTCGATGTCCGTGAAGTCCAGGATGTCCATGGGCTTGCTGGTCACCTGCCGCGCCTCGCCGCCGCTCCGGTCGGATTTGAAGTATACGGTCCCGCTGGATCTGGCATAGGGCTTTATGGTCACGCAGCACCCGCGCTTGATCATCGTCTTCAGTACCGCCGGCGTCCCGTCGTCGTCGTACTTTGTCGCCCACACCGCGTCGATCGCCGCGCCGTCGTCTGAGTATCTGGCCATGCCTTCGATATCCGAATTGACCTTGCAGATCCTTCCGTCCGCCGTACCGAAATACAGCTCCTCTTCGGTGGAATCACGCACGCACATCCAGGTCCTGGCCGGGACATTCTCCCAGTAGTAGCACTCGTATACGAAGTCGCCCAGGCTCGCGCTCTTGTAGCTCTTCTGCTGCCTGCCGTCCATGACATACACGTGCCCGTCCGGAAACGCCAGCACATACATGCCGTTCCAGATCACGGCCTCCGCGTCCGCCAGGTTAGGTTCCTCTGTCAGCCTCGCATTCACGTAGAAGGATCTCTGCTGCGCCAGCTTCTCTGATGTATACGCCGCGCTGGCCACGGCATATATGCCCTCACGGCTCAGGAACATCGGATCGTCCAGCAGCGTGGCAAAGCTCCCCGGCGCCACGGATCCCACGCCCGCGATCGCTTGCTGCAGGGGGAAGATTGCTTCTCCGCTGTCGTTGGTTCCCGCCGACCTCAGGAAGATGGAGGAATCCCTGCCGTCGTCCTGCTTCACGATCGCCTGGTAGCTTCCCACTCTCAGGTATCCCATGATCGCCGTGCTCTCGCTGCCCACCGTGGAATAGCTCAGGTCCGGGATGTACGTCGGATCTCCCAGTCCGCTGATCCAGTCGCGGTTCGGATAGTCCGGGTTCCCCGATAATACGATGCGGTCGTTGGTGCCCACGCCGTAGGTGGAGATGATCGTGCACTTGTCGATCTTGTCGGTGTACCCAGATACGGTATGCGGGAACTGGATCACCAGGCCGTCAGCCTGCCCCGCGTCCGGTGCCGCCGGCGCCGGAGAGATCGTCACCGTGCCGTTGGCGCGGTCGATATCCTCCTCTGCCACCGTGACTTCCGTGCCCCACACCCACGCCTTCACATCTCCCGTGGCGTCTATGCTGCTGTCCAGCGTGAACAGCGTGGCGGATCCGTCCGTCTGGAAGGCGTTCTTCCTGTACGGCGTCAGCATATTGATGTCCTCGTAGCTCGTGCCGCCGCCCGTCGGCATCCTGGTGATGACCGTGGTCGGGACATATGCCCCGCTCGCGCTTACCTTGGCAGCATTGGTCCCGTCGTAGACGTAGTAGCCTCCGCCGGTCACGATCCAGAGCTTGCCGTTCATATACGCGCTGCGGCTCTTCTGATCGGGCAGGCCCGTGGCCAGCTGCACCGGCGCCGTGTCCGTGTCGTCGAAGGAATACAGCTTGGTGCCCACGTGCGCCAGCATCTTCGTGCTGCCGCTGAATGGCGCGGAGAAGATCCCGTTCACTCTTCCAGACAGCTCATGCAGCGTGCGCCAGCCGCAGCGCTTCTGCGGCATGCCGCCGCCGTCGGCTATGATGTTCGTGCACAGCGGAGATCGGTACCGCTCCACCAGGGACGGATCCGTAGAGAAGTCCGCTCCCCGGAACGTGGAGTACACCATCCGCTGGATTGATACTCCTGCTTTCTTTGCCATAGGATCCTCCTATGCGTTCAACTAAAATGCGTTTTAATTGTGCCGCTCTCCCCGCCTGTAATTAAGGCAGACGGGGAGTTTTTTTAATTAGCGTTTGTATTTGCGGTTGAATAGCCACGACTCGATTGCCCATATCAATGGAGCGCAACCTATGACCATGCAAATCGCCCCGATTGCTATTTCAAATTCGCTCACGGGATTCTCCTTCTCAGGTAATTAATTTGGGCCTATTCGTTACTTGCGCTTGAATCTGCACCCGTCACATACTGCGAATCCAAGCCCGCAACACTTCCCTTTTTCTATAAAGAAATTCCGAAAGTGTTTATGCGTGATTCCGTATAGATAGCATGAAATCTGT